TCGCTTCGACCGTCTCGCTTACAGCAACTGCTAAACACAAAGTCATCATCATTGACGAAGCAGATAACACGTCCAACGACGTTCAACTCCTCCTACGGGCGTTTATTGAGGAGTTTGCTGGGAACTGCAGGTTCATCTTTACCTGTAACTACAAAAATAAAATCCTTGAACCCCTCCACTCGCGATGTGCCGTCGTTGAGTTTGGAATCAAAGGAAAAGATCGACAAACCATTGCCGCCCAGTTCTTCAAGCGTCTCCAACAAATCTTGGATACAGAAGATGTTGAATATGATAACAAGGTCCTGGTAGAACTTGTTAACAAGCATTTCCCTGATTGGCGTCGTGTTCTCAATGAGATTCAGCGATATTCGGTTAGTGGAAAGATTGATTCTGGCATTCTTGCCACGTTCTCTGATGTTGCTGTAAATGAACTTGTTAAAAACCTTAAGGAGAAGAATTTCGCTGAAGTACGTAAGTGGATCGTCTCTAATCTGGACAATGATACTACTGTACTTCTTAGGCGTATTTACGATGCTTGTTATGCATCCCTTACCAACGCTACTATTCCTGCTGCTGTGCTCATTATTGCTAAGTATCAGTATCAGGCTGCCTTCGTTGCTGATCAAGAAATAAATATGCTTGCTTGTCTAACTGAAATTATGGTGGAGTGTGAATTCAAATGATTGATGTAAAACTGATTCGTATCGTAACTGGTGAAGAAATCATCGCAGAGGTTCTCTCTGAAACTGATGATACTATCACTGTTCAAAATGGTCTTGTAGTTCTTCCTAACGCACAGGGTGTTGGATTTGCTCCTTGGGCAACTGTCATCAGTAAAGATGAACCAGAGATCACTATGAAGAAAACATTCATTGTGTATATTGCAGCAGTTCAAGACGATGTTGCTCAAAAATACAATGAGATGTTTGGTAGTAAATTAGTTACACCGTCCCCTAAAAAGTTGATCGTATGAAACAAAAAATACGGGCACAAGTAAAGTCTAGATTCTATTACATCTTCTGGGGTGCTGCAACTATTGCTGTTGTCCTGGGTCAGTTGTATGTGGGAACTGGATATCGCCTTCTCCATGGGGGAATGCAAGAACTACTAAACAAAGTTGATGGAGTCCTTCTTCATAAAGATGATACTCCCTACGGAGATATGCTATGAGTCTTTTTAAGATTGATTATAAAAGTCTGGTAGAACCAAGAGTAAAGACCACACCTCAAAATGTTCAAGAGGCAAATGAAGCACTGTTCCGTGCTAAAATGACTCTACCTGCCGCTGCAAAGCATTGTGGTATGACCGAGAAGGAAATGAAACTCACCTTCTGGGAATTTTTGAAATATAACAATCCTGATTATGAAATCCCTGAAAACACCATTGAGGTACCCAGGGGGTAAATCCCGTGCCTGTACCAAACTCGATCAATATATTCCCAATCTTGATGGATATAAGGAATACCGCGAACCATTTCTTGGTGGTGGTAGCGTAGCAATTCATATCACCAAGAAGTATCCACACTTGGATATCTGGGTCAACGATTTGTATGAACCTCTCTATAACTTCTGGTGCGAACTGAGGGATAATGGTCGGACATTGCGAGACCGACTTGTTCAGTTGAAGTATCGTCACCCTGAGCCAGTATCCGCAAAGATTCTATTTCTAGATGCAAAGGAGAAGGTAAACGATGGATCTATATCCAATACGGATCGTGCTGTCGCTTTCTATATTGTTAACAAGTGCTCTTTTTCTGGTCTCACTGAGTCCTCCTCATTCTCAAAGCAGGCATCAGAAAATAATTTCTCAATGCGAGGCATTGATAAACTCCTTGGATACACACAAATAATCAAGGATTGGAAAATTACTAATATCAGTTACGAAGAACTTCTTACTGATAGTAAAGAGACTTTCACTTACCTTGATCCACCATACGATATTAAAGATAATCTGTATGGAAACAAAGGTGGTATGCATAAGAGATTTGATCATGATGATTTTGCTTCTGATTGTGATCGATTTACTGGTCCTCAACTCATATCGTATAATTCATCCCAGTTAGTCAAAGAACGCTTTCAAGACTATCAAACAGGTGAGTTTGACCTTACTTACACAATGCGTTCGGTAGGTGAGTATATGCGAGAACAAAAGAAACGTAAAGAACTACTACTTTTTAATTATGGAATTGAAGGATTGGTTGAACAGCATCAATCAGACGAAGGAAAATCTCATTGACGAAGACCCTTCACTTGAGAAAGATTATCCTCCTTATATTATTAATCGATGCCTCTCTGGGCACTTGGATGCTGTAATGTTTGCTAATGAACTAAATCGGTATCATTTTCTTCCCAAAAAACTTCAGTATGATTTTCTTCTAAATAGTCTGAGGAAAAAGAAGAGATTCTCTCCCTGGCTCCGACAAGATAAAATCAAAGACCTTGATTATGTCAAACGTTATTATGGTTATAGTAATGAGAAGGCAAAACAAGCTTTGAACATTCTTACAGAAGAACAACTTAATTTTATTAAAGCGAAATTTGACACTGGAGGAAAAAAATGAGCGTGGTTCAAGAACCCGAAGTGAAGTGGACACCTGATCAAATGGTTGAAGTGGTTCTGAATGAACCTGATGACTTTTTGAAGGTTCGTGAAACTTTGACTCGTATCGGAGTAGCATCGAGGAAGGAGAAGAAAATCTATCAGTCCTGCCACATTTTACATAAACAAGGTAGATACTATCTTGTGCATTTCAAGGAATTGTTTGCTCTGGACGGCAAGCACGCTAACCTTACGGTTAATGATGTTCAGAGACGCAATCGTATCGCTCAACTGCTTGCTGATTGGGGTCTTATTGGTATTGTAGATGTCACTAAGATTCAAGATATCGCTCCGCTTAATCAGATTAAGGTACTTGCTTATAAGGATAAGCAGGATTGGATTCTTGAAACTAAGTACAATATTGGGGCGAAGAAGAAAAAGGTGGAAGTAACCGAATAAAGATAAATAAAGGAAGGCAAAGGACCTTCCTTTTTTTAATGAGCAGGATATTACATCACGTTGGTAGAAACGATTTTAAGAAAACTCGCCAAAGGCAGATTGGTGAGCAGAAAGAACGTGCTGCTCAAAAATTAAAAGAGTGGCAAGAAGCAGAAGCAGAAAGAAAACAAATAGAAGAAGCAGCAAGACCTTATAAGTCTAATTGGAGAAGAGAGAATCTTAGAGAGTTTGGTGAATGGGCACCTATTGAGACTTCTGGACCTACCAACGGCACTTCTACTACATTTGGATATTTTGTTGGTGGATCACCAGCGGTAAATTATGAAACTGGTCAACAGATAACATTTACATATTCTGGTCTTGATGGTATTGAAAATTATCCAACAAGTATAACAATTGATCAAGGATTTGGTGAAGTTCATACAACAAATCCCCCACCATTCAGTCAGATTGGTGTTCAAGGATATACTGCAAAGTTAAATCCAAGATATGCAGAAGCACAGAAAAAATATCAGGAGGAGATGAAAGAATGGGAAAGAAAAAAAGAGCAACAGCAAAAGGATATTGAAGCAACTTTAAAATCTTTTGGAACTTCTTATAGAGATATTCAAAGGGATGGTGGAATTACAAGAGTGGGTAACTCTTATGTTGCTATAATTGGTACAAATACTAGAGATTTTGGTTCTGATCTTTTGAATAATATTAGAGTTGTTAGATTAGTTCCTTGTGATCCTAGTCAACCAATGGAATTGACAAAGAACATTAGAGATATTAGTGGAATAAAAAAATGGAATGTTTCTAATGCTCAGTATTCTCATGATGTTTATTTACAGATTGGTGAGCAACCAAAGGCACCAATAGAGCAGGAATACCTGATGCCTAGGAGAACTGATTTCAAAGACGTAAATCCACAACTTGATGCATCACAAGAGTTTGCACAGAAAGTTGGTGCTGATGAGTTTATGAATGCAAGAGTTCAGGGTACTGGTCCTGATGCACCTTCTCCTTTCCGAGGACATGGTAGTCAATATGGTCCGCTACCATCACCCACACCATTTACTCCATCGACAAAATTTGATGTTACTGTTACTCCTGAAGATGAAGCATTTATTGATTACATGGAAAGATATCCAAATTTTGTTAATAATCTTTTTCCTGGTCAAGCAGCGGCAGCAACTAGTGTAATAAATTATGCTAGAGGTAATTATAGTGATATAACTCAATCACCTGGTAGATCGGCAAATCAATCTATTCTCAATATTATATCAAGAATTCATAAACCAGGAGAAAGAGGTGGTGCGGCAACAGCAGGTTTAAATCCTGGACAGGATCCTAGTGATAATAATATGGACAAGGCATACCCTCATGGTCCTTTGAATGCTCCGATGAGAAACTTCTTAAATCAGTTTAATTATGAAGTAACATCTGATGGTGTTAGAATTATAGATACCTTCAACTTCAATGATAATAGAAACACTGGTTGGTTAGGTAATATTAGAATTAAAGGACCTGATGGTAATGCGATTAAAATTCAAGATATTGCTGCTAGACTTTCTGACATTGGAGATAGGAGAGCAAGAAGTATGGGATTGGATCCTGCCAGTGATTCTTTTGGTGGTAAAATTGACTTTACAATCCCCTGGAATGAAGTTCCTGCAAGAATTCGAAATCAGTTAGACCCAACTCAAACAATATCTCCGATAGTAAAAAGAAACAGAAGAGGTAGAGTAATCGAATCCACTTGGAATAAATTACAGAAACATCGGTAATCCGAACTCCTGATTTTTAAAAGCGTGCTATAAATATGTGTGATTGCCTTCGGGGATCACACAACACAAACTCGCTTTTATAGGAGCTAATAACCATGGGGAACTTAATGAAGTTTCATACTAAGGACCTGCCCGATCTTATGGATCGTATAAATAGGTACAGTATTGGTATGGATGATTACTTTGATCGTCTTGGGACGCTGCACGAGACGCAAACTAACTATCCGCCATACAACCTAGTTCAACTAAGCAATGTAGAATACCGCTTAGAACTAGCACTCGCAGGATTCAAAAAGGAAGAGATTCATGTCTACACTCAAGACGGAAAACTTTTTGTCGATGGACAAAAAGAAGACACAGAAACTGGAAGAACTTACGTCCATAGAGGAATGGCTCAAAGATCTTTCACTAGATCATGGACCCTCAGTGACGAGACGGAAGTTAGATCAGTTAGCTTTGAGGATGGGCTTCTAACTATTGAGTTAGGCAAAGTCGTCCCAGAGCACCACCAAAGGAAGGATTATCTATAAATCCTAACTGATTTCTGCTGCGGTTGATACAGAAGTGTATTATAGTGATACAGTATAATATAGATAGTTATGTACAAATAGGAGGACGACTTATGAACTTAACAGCCGCCACTCTTTTCATTGGGACCACAATGACTCTTTTTAGCAGTTGGACCCTCGGCAGTGTACTACCCTAATGGACCACCCACAGAAGAAATTTTCCTAACAACTCCATAAATAAAACTGAATATCGTCGCTGCAGACGGAGGGGGGTCCTGGTTACAGTCAGGTAATCCCCCCTTTTTTTATGCATAAATAGTAATAAGAAGGGTGTTTAAAATGTATTATACTTATTGTTACTTAAATGAAGAAGGAAAACCTTATTATATTGGTAAGGGTAGTGGAAATCGGGCATATGACTTTAACCACTCTGTCTCGCTACCACCCCGAGATAGAATACTGATACTTAAAAACAATTTGACTGAGGAAGATGCGTTTAGACACGAAGTTTATATGATTGAAATTCTTGGTAGAAAAAATCAAGGAACTGGTATACTAGAAAATATGACTAAGGGTGGAAAGCAACCTCCACGTTTTATCGCCCACTCGGAACATACTAAGATCGGAATGAAACAGAGAAGACACTCTGAAGAGACTAAGCGTAAGATAGGGGTCAAGTCTAAGGAGCGGATGACAGAACAGGAGAAGAAAAGACTATCTGATTTGTGGAAGGGAAGACCACTCGAAGAGGAGACCAAACAGAAAATAAGTAAAACTATGAAAGGTAGACCTAAGAGTGAGGAGACTAAAAGAAAAATGAGAGAAGCGGCAAAGATGCGTTGGCAGAATACAAAATCTTGACGCCCCTCTTTTTTATTGCTATAATACGTGGAGGAAAACAATAAATTATGGCAATCAAACTGATGCTCCTAAAGACAGGAGAAACTCTGATTAGTGATGCTAAAGAGGTTGTTCAGGAAGAACAAGTTCGTGGATACCTTCTCAACAAGCCCCATCTTGTTCGGACTCAGGAGCGCACTGCTCTGATGGAGAGCGAAACTGGAACGGGAAACTATGAACTTGATATTGTCCTTTCTCCTTGGATGATTCTTTCTAGTGATTCTGAATTTGTTGTAACTACTGATATTGTTGCTACTATCTGTGAACCTATTTCTACGGTGAAAGATATGTATAATACAAAAACATCTTCTCTTGAAATAGAGGATGAAGTTCCCCTATCTGAAACGGAGGTTTTAAATGGATAATGTAAAATGCCTTTTGGTTGATATTGATAATGTTCTAATTAGTGAAGTAGAACAAGTTGACTCCGAGATTGGAGATCCTGATTGTAAACTGATCAAACCATATCGTTTTTATCAAGATGGTAAACTCGAACCTTGGGTGAAAGCTTCCAATCAAACTGAATATATGATACGATCTAGTGATATCCTTACTATCGCAGATCCAAGTTCAGAAGTAATTGAAGCGTATTTGAAACTAACTGGAGAATGAATTAAATACTTTTTTTCTTTTTGTAACGGGCATACCATCCAGTGTACTTGCCCGTTTTATAATTTCCATTATTTTCACCAGATACATCAGAGTAATCTCTTTGTTTGCGAGTTCCATTCTG